AAAATGATATCCCAAGTTGGGATGAAAAAGTATGTTGTGAATGGGATCTAAAAATAGAACTTGAAGATAGATATATCCCAGTTTCAATTTATTGTTGGAAAACACCTGAAATACCAATGGATATATATCAATGGCATATTGGCAGTAAAGAAGAAGGTGTAGAAAAATATATATCAGAATATATTTTCCAGAATTTATTTGATGAAGAAGGTAATCTTAAAAAATCTAAGAAACCTATTAGAATAAAATCATGGGATCTAGATTATGAAAAAAGAATGGATGGTGTATTATGAGTGTAGTTGGACCACGACCAGAAAATTATAAAAAGAGGATTATGGGGGTTCCAGGTTCAAGGAGATTTACTTACCTTTGGAAGAGCGGAAAAAGAACTGGAAAGGTATATACCGAGGAAGAATGGAATGCATTCCTAGACTCGAGGGTTGAACGACGCAAAAATAGAAATCCCTCAACCTTTGTTCGCGATAAATTTTCTAAACAGAAGGGATCTGCCCGCACCCGCAATATTGAATGGGCTCTTAACATTAACACCGTGACAGGTGATATTCTCGAGCAAGATTGTTGTGCCCTTTGCGGTAGACGTTTTGTTTATAAAGCTGGACACATCGACTCGCCGTCAATTGATAGAATTGATAGTAACCGAGGGTATACCCCAGACAATGTACAGTATGTAACATCGCGGGTTAATATTATGAAGGGTCCACTTACTACTGAAGAATTCAACGCCCTTAATAAGAACATTTACAATACCGCGTTACTCGACGAGTATAGAAGGTTATATAATGATTGAACGAATTTACATTCCAACTGTTCGTAGAACCGAGAATCAAATTACGTTTAATAACCTCCCTATCGAATTGCAGAAAAAAGTTATAATGGTTGTAGAACCAGGCGAACGTCACCTCTATAATTACGATTGTGAATATCTAGAAGTCCCAGAAAAAATAGTAGGTACCTGGACTCAATTAGCACAGACCCGTTTGTTCATTCATAAACATGCTGGTGCGATTAAATATGCAATGGTCGATGATGATATTATTATTAAGCGAAGGAATGCAAAGTATTGGACAGGCAAATCTAATATGGAAAAGTCTAGACGACCTGCTACCTTAGATGAAATTCTGCTTATGTATGAACAAGTGGATAAGTGGTTAGATGAACCTGTTATTGGAGTTGTTGGCCTTTCAAGTGCAGATACACCTCCGGGCAACAAAATCTACCAAGATACAACCAATGTAAGTACATATGTATTGTACGATGGTAGAATGATATCTGAGGTAATCGATGAGATGGACATAACTTCGATTAGAGTATCAGAAGATATGTTATTCCTCTTTGAGGCATTATCACGAGGCATCAATAGCCGAAAATCCGAAGAGTGGATGTTTGATAATAGAAGTCAAGTTGATAAAAACTTAAAAGATTCCAGAATTGTTTGGAAAGGTATGTTTGAAGATAAAGACACACCAGAAGATTATTTCCAAACAAAAGAACATTATGATTGTATGAGATATATACAAAAGAAATATCCACATGGTGTTAAAATATTTGAAAAGGACGGCAAGATGAAAAATGTCAAGTATTGGAGTAAGGTGTATAAGCCTTCAAAATCTAAAACTAATTCCCCATTAAGTCAATTTATGTGTTAGGAAGTGAATGATAATGTACAAATTTAATGAAGATAAAAACTTAAAACTACTTGAGAAACATATTAAATCAACATATAGTTCTCATTACTCTAAGAATAAATTTCAAGCAACAGAAATTATATTTGATGCTGGTCACGGTGAAGGGTTTTGTATAGGTAACATAATAAAATATGCTTTAAGATATGGGAAAAAAGGTGGTCGTAATAAAGCTGACCTAATGAAGATCGCCCATTATGTTGTTATGGCTATGCATTTACATGATGAGAATACAACTGTAAAACAAAAAGATGATGGGAATGATATGTCATGATAAGTGCACAAGAACAAGACTTTGCTTCTCAAAGAAAATATGAACAAGACCAATATGATACTGGTATTCATTGTACAGCATTAAGAGAACTCTTTAGATCTGTAGGACATGAACTCGTTTCATATAAGCATAATACAACCAGAGATGAAGATTATAAAGGCATAGATGGGTATGCTATGTTTAAAAACTTAAAAGAATATAAAATTAGAGCATTATCAACTGATTTTAAAATAAGAAGTTTTGATAAAGGCGACCTCTTATTGAATATGATAACAAAACATCGCACTGTAGGTTGGGCTTTAAATCCAGATAAGAAAAATGATATTCTTGTAACTATATGGCAACCTACTAGAAAAGCTTGTTTAGTCTTTCGTGAGGATATGATAAATGCAGAAAAGTTTCTGAAGAGTAAAACTCTTATTCCAGCACCTGATGGTCAAAAAAATATTGCTGTTTCGTTTGCTGAATGTAAAGAAAATTTCCCGAGATTTATCGGTCCTGTATATTTTTAATAAAACCTAAGGAGTTATACATTATGAAATGTTGGCATTGTGATAGTGAATTAATATGGGGTGGCGACCATGATATTGAAGAAGAAGATGATGAATATTCAATGGTAACGAACTTATCCTGTCCTTCTTGTGAAGCACATGTTATAGTTTATCTACCAAAAGATAAAGAAAACGGTTGATAACTTAAAAAAAAGATAAAAAAAGATAAAAAAAAGCTTTACTTCCTTGTAAAAACCCTATATGATATATGTATATTAAATAAAAATGAGGAAAATTAAATGATAAAATCTAAAATTATATACCCTAATGGTAAATTTGAATATTTTAATTCTTGTGAACTAACTGCTCTTACTGATTTTTATAAAAATGTTGAGTCTATGTTCTATAAATTTATATACCCTGATGGTGAAATTGAATATACTAATTCTTTTGATTTACCTGAATATAACCGTTTGAATAAGTTAAATAATAATAAAGTAAAAGTTGACTTAGTAGTGGTTGATGAAAATGGTATTAATAAATTCGCTTGAATAAATTTAATAATTAAATAATAAAACTGAGGAGTAAATATTATGAATAACATTCAAAAAGAAATAACAAATAAATGCTATACATATAGAATTGGTACAACACGTGCAAGATTTAAAAATTCTTTTGGTATTAATTGTACTACAATAGTATACGCAACCTTAACTGAATCTCTTAATGTTGAAGAAATGATGGTATCTTTATATAGAAGTCCTACTTTCTATACAGATTTGTTGCAAGAAGCTTATGAATACAAATCAAATAATAAAGAGTGGAATCGTCCTGGATGGATGACTGGTGTAACAGAAGTTGAATTCTTTGATGACATGGCTGATGAGTTATTTGAATACTCAAGAAATAAAGATGTAACTCGAGAAGATGTAAGAAAAGCAGAAGATAGACAAAAGGGTAATTCTGTTAAAATTATTCCAGTAGCTGGAGAAGATATTAAACCTGACTATTCTGCAGTGTTTATGTATATGAGAGAACCATCATGGCATTATACGATAAATGGTGTTGACTGGGAATAAATTTAATTTAAAAAAAGATAAAAAAAAGCTTTACTTATAGATTAAAGTATAGTATAATAATGATATAATAATAAAACTGAGGAGAATATATTATGATAGCAAAAACAAATAGCCAAAGAAAAAGACTTATTAAACAAATAGCAAAAGAATATGGTATTTGGGTGCCGAAACCTACTCGTAAAATAAGAAGACCCAAAATGTCAAAAGAATTAGATACACATAATATTAATCATTATACCGATTCATCTAAGTATGCGGACCAATTCTATGGTGATGCCGTTCGTGATACTAAAAATATGGATAATGATTGGAACTAGATGTTATCTAATTTAGACTCTTTTTTAACTGATGATGTGCCTTTTGTAGAAGAAATATCATGTCATAGATTAGTACCATTCTATCTTATGTCATCTTATCTATATTATAAAAAAGATAAGAGTGTATTAAGTGATGGAGATTATGATATGTTATGTAAACGTTTATATAAAGAATGGGATAATGTAGAACATCCTCATAAACATCTTATTGATAAAGAATCGTTATTAGCTGGAACTGGCTATCAATTAAAATATACTAATATGATAATGGGTGCCGCAGAAACTTGGTATGGAGAAAACGAATGACAATGCATTTATTACCTGTATACTTTACAACTACTAAATTCAATGCAAAGAATAAAAAGAGTAGTAAGAAGTATGAAGAAGAAAAGAGAAAGACCGATAAGTTATTAAAGAAAGTTGGGTTTAAACAAGGCAGTAAATATAAATTGCCTATGCCAGATTATAAAACTTCAACTTATAATACCAATAACAGTATTGGGAATGGAATTAAGAAAGATGAGAACAGATACACTGGCGATGAGATAGTTGGTATTGGTACTATGCATAAATCAAACATGGTGCCTATTCGTAGAAATAGTAACACTGCAATAGAAATTGCAACGATGAGAAGAAATTAAATTAAAAAAAGTATTTACTTTTATATAAAAATAGTATACAATAGTAATATTAACAAATAATTGAGGAGAAATTATTATGGCTTTAAAAGGATTAAAAGGAATACAGAGGAAAAAGATTAAAAAGGTAGTGGTATTAACCGAGGCTCAAAAACTAGCCAACAATGAACGTATGGCAAAGTTGAGAGAAGCTAGAAAATTAAAAAATGGTAATGCACCACCTAAACATATTCATCCCTCTGTTGTAGCGAAACCTAGTTCAGATCCATTAAATATGGATAATGTTAGAGAATGGATAGCACACTCTAAAGACTTACTTACTACACAAAGAAATGCTGTAAGACAAAAGATACCAGGTGCTTTAATGCAAGTGGAAAAGCTTAGAGGTTATATATCTGATATGGATTACTATCTAAAGAATGGTGATTGGATATCTAACTATTATGGTAAAGAAGCACAGACTAGAACTAAGTGGAGAACCATTGCAGAAGGTAGTAGCACTAATGAAGATTTCTTTACTGATAATCTAATGATTATTAAAGAAGGAAGAGGAAAAGGAACCGTTGTCAGAGCATCCGAAATAGAAAGTGAGGATGCTTAATGGAAAATGTATTTGACAACTTCTTAACAAAGAATAAGTTCACACAACTGATACAAGATACAGTCGGTGAATATAGGATATCTTATCTCGAGGCAGTTATACAAGTTTGCGAACTAAATAACATAGAACCAGAAGATAGTAAAAAGTTCATTTCTCCTGTCATTAAGGATAAATTGGAAGCTGAGGCAAAACAGCTTAATTTTTTGCCAAAAGATAATACAATAACGTTTGAATAATAAAGGAAACAATAATGTCGTTAGAAAATTTAAAAAGAAACAAAGACCAAATATCTAAATTATTACAAGCCGCTGAGGCTGTAGGTGAAGGTTCCGGTAGTCAGCAAAAATCATATGGTGATGATAGAATATGGAAACCGACTGTTGATAAAGCAGGTAATGGATATGCGGTTTTAAGGTTCTTACCTTCAAAAGAAGGCGAAGAACTACCATGGGTTAGATATTGGGACCATGGATTTAAAGGTCCTACTGGTTTATGGTATATTGAAAACTCTTTAACATCAATAGGTCAACAAGATCCAATATCTGAAATGAATTCTAAATTATGGAATACAGGTCTTGATGAAGATAAAGCCTTAGCTAGAGAGAGAAAGAGAAGACTTCACTATATTGCGAATGTGTATGTTGTTAGCGATGCTAGTAATCCACAGAATGAAGGTAAAGTGATGTTGTTTAAGTTTGGTAAGAAAATCTTTGAAAAGGTAATGGATGTTATGCAACCACAATTCGAAGATGAGAAACCTATAAACCCATTCGACTTATGGGAAGGTGCCGACTTCAAACTTAAAATAAGAAATCTTGAAGGTTATAGAAATTATGATAAATCGGAATTCTCTGATAAGACTTCTTTATTTGAAGGTGATGAAACTAAACTTGAAGCTGTTTATAGTCAGACACACCCTCTTAAAGAGTTTACCGAACCAAGTAATTATAAAACCTATGAAGAGTTGAAAGCAAAGTTAATGAGAGTACTAGGTGAAGAAGTAGAAGATACTAGAACTCTTAAACAAGAATCTCAGATGAATGAACCAACGGTTTCTCCTCAACCTAAAGTTCATGAACCTGTGACAGCAGAAGAAGTTAATTTTGATAATGATGAAGATGAGACCATGTCTTATTTTGCTAAACTTGCTTCTGAAAATTAAGAAAGAATAAAAACTTTCTTAAAGGGAAAGGGG